ATGGCCTACGATGCTTTGACGCGGGCCACTGCAGCGGCATGCGCCAGGGTCGGACTTGAAGGCCTATCTGTCCTGAGCTTCCGCTCAACGCACTACGACACCCAAGGGCCCACTGAGGTAGAGCGGCACGAGTCGTTCCTAGCTCCCTATGGTGTTTCTGCCAGCGGCGCGACTTGGCTCAATCTCTCGGTTGTCGACCCGATGGTAACGTTAGCGTGCGGCACAGCGCTGGAGCTGGCCGCTGCGGCCTTTGGTATCGCGAACGACAAGCCGGATAGGTCCCCTTCCGTAATCGTCGCTTCGGTATTGGACAGCATTAAGGGAAGATCCGCCTTGGTCGACGCGCTTGTGTGGGTTCTGGCAACCGCTTATGAGGAAGGCTTGGCGTTGACGCTTGCAAGGGTGTTCAAGCTGAATCCGAAGGATGTACTGCCTTCAGGTGGGTATCCGGTCATCGAGCTTCAGGGTTCCGCCCGTTCCTTGAGAGAAGTCCGGGTCGCCTGGGTGACACCTCGAAAAACAGCTAGAATCCAGTAGAAATCCTAAGGCAGGCAGTTCTTAGCAATTTTTGCCATCATTGGGGCAACGGCACTGTCTCGTGCCGGACTGCGAACGGCAGTAGCCTTCATGCGAGTACGCAACACAAGGGGAGGCTTTGCCGCCGCGTGGGCTAATTGGCAATTCTAATGAACCCCCGGCAGTCGTGGGCGTGTTTTATGGGCTTCCGGAACTGTTGGGCGTTATTTATGTACTTCTGGAAATGCCGGGCGTCTTTGGTGAACTTCCGGGAATATCGGGCATCTTTGGTGGACTTCCGGAAATATCGGGCATCTTTGGTGGACGGAAGCTGCCAGGAAGAGGCTAAGCTCACCCCATCCATATCTTCTAAAATCAATGCGTTAGAGGCCGGGCGTTTTCGGTGCGGCAGACAATCGCGGCATGATTGAGTTTGACCCGCACCACCGTATCGACTTGACCGGCCCTTGGGCCGGTTTTTCTTTCCTCGGTGATCGCCTGATCACACCCGAAGGCCGCGAGCTGCTTCCCGAAGATCTGGCCTGGCTGTCACTCACCGCCTGCCAAGCGCAGGAATGGCGCCGGATGATGGAAGCTGCACGCTCGGCGCCAGATTCCCATTGCTCAATACGTGGGAACAAACGTGCTGCAGTCGCGTGGGATCGTCCTGCCACTGTCGTCAATCTGCTGGACGTGGTGAGCCGGCGCAAACAGCGGTCGGCGGTGGTGATGGCTGGCCCTGACGCCGAGCCACCAGCGGCAGTCCTACCAGGATCGGGGCCGAGGCCTCGCCAGCGCGGATGAGGCGTTTCCGTAGGGGCGCTGCCCCTACACCCCGGATCACTGCTCCCGGCAGCGCAACCAGCCGCCAGAACGCGAGGATACCTGTTCCCACCCGTTTGGCAGCCTACGCATCGCCTGACCGCCAATGCACGCCATTCCTGAGCGTTTGGCTGCATCCGTACCCATCGCAGGTAGCGCCACCACCTCGGCAGATGGACTTGGGCGTCCCGCCTGCCTGGACTCCTGCTGTAACGCATTGGCCTCAATCCCATCACAGAGCGGTTTCATGCCCGGATGAGGATGGTTCGGCCAGCGGTACTGTTCACAGTTGAATGGTGTTGTCGTCTTCGCCATCGAGTTATACGCGGCCTTGGGCGCTGCCGGAATCGGCTTTGGCGCTGGCCCCCTCGCTGAATGAATCTGCTGTGCTGACGCCACGCTGGTCATGACCAGCAATGCACACATCGCCGCAAGTCGAATGTCCATATTCCCCTCCAGATTGGAGGGATGGTACTCGATGCCGTCAATTTACGTGACGCATCACGCCTCGCCGTATGATGGAGGCTGCACGCTCGGTGTGGTCGATCAATAGTTCCAGAGACGTGCGCAATCAAGATGCCAGAATCCATCATCATCCCGCCACTGTCGTCAATCTGCGGGATGTGATGACCCGGCGCAAGCAGCGTTCGGCGGTGGCGTTGGCTGGAATTGACGCCGTTCCGGTGGCGGCAGCCCTACCCTTACCGGGGCCGATACCTCGCCAGCGCGTGTGAGGCGCTTCCGCAGGGGCGCTGCCCCCACGCCCGAGTACAATCGCCTGGACACAGACCTGTATGGGGGCGGGATGACGTTTCTCGAGGTTTTCTATAACAAGCTTGTGAAGCATGGCTTGAGTGTGAGCCTCACAGCGGATTCAATTGTGTTGGTGCGAGAGGGAAAGCACGACCTCACCATTAAAGCTGACCCGACCTTCGAGGCGGACTACTCCCGAATGCAGGGCGCCCGGAGTCGATCTTTCAAGCCTGAGACTAGGATTCTTCAGGTCAACAACTCAATTGAGGTGCAGCTTGTACCGCTCGCACTCTCGCAGGGCCCTCGCTCCCGTGATCCAATCAACCTAGCCTCCGCAAATGGGGACGAGGTTGTAATCGGGCCGTCGACTAACGCCTTCGCCATGAGTCTGCTAGAGGCGGATGCTATTCCGGCGCAGCATATCGAGAGGATGCTGAATCGAATTGGCAGTACTCAGCTTAGGAATATTTCTGTTAGCGAATTGGTACCAAGGACATACTCGGGTTGTTTCAAGCGGAAAGGAAAGGCCATCCCTCCAAACTTGGAGGAAACGGCAATTGGGTCAATCAGGTCTTCGCTATTCGCCCTTGCAATGCAGATGGACGAATGCTTGGAAATATGGCAGCCCCGGAAGTACTGGAGCTTCAATGACCGATCGTCTGGTGAGGGGGGCTTGCAGATTCCGAAAGCTTCCTACGACACCAACGTGGTGAGCTTTTATAAGGTTGCGAAGTCGTCACCCTATCCCAGTCAATCCTTTCTGGCGTTCTACAACTGTCTTGAGTATTACTTCCTCAGGGTTGCAGAAACCAAACTGCATGCACGTCTAGCGGTCGTTCTGAACGATCCATCCTTCAAAACGACGACGGCAACGCTTGACAAGGTCGTGTCGATCGTCAAGGGCGATGAGCGAAGGAGTGACGAAACTGAGCTACTGAGAAACGTGCTTGACAGATACGTCGAAGAGCGCGAGATGATCTCACTCATTGAGAGGGTTGAACGGGAGTGGGGCGAGAACGTTTATACGAAGAAGAGACGCGTCTTCGGGGAAGAGCTGGTTGTATCGAAACAACCCGGCCACGTAATCGGAAACGTGGCGAAAGCGCTGAAGCACATTCGAAACGCCATCGTTCATTCAACGGATCGCTACTCCCGCGAGGAGTGTCACGTGCCGCTGTCGGCTTCAGAGGACATTGTGGCTCAGTATGTGCCTCTGATCATGTTTAGTGCGGAAAGAGTGATTTTTGGCACTTCCTCACCGTAAGAGACATCCCCGTGCTCTGCGCATTACTCACGCAATTTAGAAGCTTGCCGGATACGGAGGCGTCTCCGGGAACGTGCCCAAGGGGCGCTTCCCAACTGCAATTAGGGTGCTCCCGTTCGCCGCGGCGGTGGTCGGCTGTGTCTCGCTCGCGCTCGTCACAGGCGACCCCGCCGCAGCCTTTATGCGCGCGGTCGTAGCATCGGACTGCTCGCCAAACGGGTCTACGGGCCAAGTCGTGGCAATGATCTCGTGCCCCTTAGCGCTCAGCAGCACGCCAAATTCGGTGCGTTTAACCGACCACCCCAGCGCCCACAACTGCTCAGTGGTGAATCGATCAAGCACCTGGCCGCCGCCCGTAGCCCGAAACTCCACAATGTCGCGCTGCCTCAAACAATCGGCGGGGTCTGAAGCTTGGTAAAAGTGCGCTCAACCAGGCGCAGTACTGCATCCCTAATGAAAGATCGCGCATCTTCCTCCGCATCAAACTCTTCCACATGGCAATCGTCATTCCAGAGTGCCAATTTCCAGGAAAATTCGGAATCGCTCAAGCTCTCGTAGAGCTCCCGCCTTACGCCTTCCCTGTACACCTGTACCTGTTCGAGCCGCTCTTCGAACAATTCAATCATTCCGGGCCAATCACCGGTTTCGACTGAGTAAAAGGACTCGACCGCCGAAAGGGCGATGTTGTACGGCCTCATTTGATCATCTCCGGGCAAAGGTCGATCCAGGCTAGACAATGGGTTGATAAGTTGGAGGTGCAGTTCTGCGATGTGCCGTCCCATCTGATAGTGACATGCAGCAAGGTGCGTCGCAGGAATCACCCCCATTAACGTGACGCGTCACGCCCGATCGCCCCGCCCATTGGCGCCCCACCCCTCCCCAACTATAGTTCCACCCCTCACAAGGACGAGGCGGCACACATGCCCTATATCGGAATCGGACTCCACGTACTGGCAGCCATCTACTTCGCGGTGCACGCCATCCGCTCGGGCCAGAGCCTCTACTGGCTCATTCTGCTCTTCTCGTTCCCGCTGCTCGGCAGCGTTGTCTACTTCCTGGCGATCTACTTCCCTGAAGTCCGGCACTCGCGCGGCGCCCGGCAGGTCGTCCGTTCCGCCAAGCAGCTCATGGACCCGGGCCAGGACCTTCGCAACGCCCGTACCGAACTGGCGCGCACGCCGACCGTGCAGAATCGGGTTCGCCTGGGCATGACGCTGCTGGATGCCGGCCAGGCCGAGGAAGCCAGAACCCTGCTTGAGCAGGCAGCCAGCTCGCCGCTGGGCGACGATCCCTACATCCTGACCGGCCTTGCCCGTGCCCGCCTCGAGTCCGGGCACGCTGCGCTTGCGGTGGAGACGCTGGACGGCCTGTTCGCACGCCACCCGGACGTGCGCCGCAAGCCGGAACAGACGCTGCTTTACGCGCAGGCATTGGCAACCGCCCAAGCCCCCGGCGCCCGCGCCGCATTCGAGCGCGCCGTGGAATGCGGAAACGATGCGGCCGCTCGCTGCCTCTACGCCGAATGGCTGATGGCGCAGCCGCAACCCGACGATCGCGAGCAAGCCCGCAGCCTGTTCGCCAGCATCATCGACGATGCTCAACACTGGTCGCGCTACGCGCGCAGCCACAATGCCGCATGGCTGGAGCGAACCAAGGCTGCGTTGAAGGGTTGCTGACGCCTGTTCGCTCCTGGCGAAACTGTCGCAATTGCCTCCCTTATGACCCCGGCGGGCGGATGCCGACAGTCCGCGGGCATCCAGAGCCAACATCGCCGTTAGCCTTGCAGCGCAAAGATCCGGCCTCGCTGCGCCATATGCAACGATTCTGAAAATGTTGAATGTGGTGACGGGATCGGCCCTACTGCATTGGCATCACGCATAGGTCCGCGTATTCCTTGCCCTGCCACCGTGCATCGGTGGTCGGGATTCGAAACCCCGGTTGTGTGGATGTTGCTCGCACTTGCCAGCCGGCACTGCTTCGCGCGGTGCCGGCTGGCAATCCGTCAGTCGGCTATGGCGGGCGGTGCGTGGAGGCCTTGCGCCTGCCCGGTCATCCACACACGGGGTTTCGAACCACGCACCGTCCGCCACCTTTATCGGTGGCGGCTTCTGCATGCGCGCAAGGAGCCCTGCCATGAACCAGCCCCACTCCCCTACCCCGAACCCGATCCACGACGCGCCCGCCAACGGCCCCGCACTGGACCCGAACACCCTCATCGCCCTGCTCCACAGCATCGGCTCGGGCGCTGCCTCCGATGGCCAACCGTGGCCGGAACGCCATCAGATGCCCGGCCGACGCATCGCCCTGGCGGATACCGACTGCTCGCTGGCGGGCCTCCGCGTGGTGCTGGAGATCCTGCTGGCCGCGCAGCGCGCCCGCGAAAATGGCGAGCTGGAGCAGTACGTTGGCCCGCGCGTGATGGAGGGCCTGATCATGGCCGGAATCGGCCTTACCGCACACGCCAGTACCCGACTGCATCCGGAGGGCTGAGTGGCGTGGTGCCGCTGGGCGGCCAACGCGCTCTGTCTTGTGGTGGTGGTTGCGGCACAGGCGCAGTGGCCGGCAACGCCGGCGCCCTCGCCTGTCGCGTTCCAAAGCATCAACGACGATCGATTCTTACAACTGCGCCGCCAGGCGATGCAGTTCGTGGACTCTCGGCCACGGCAGGGCTTCCAGTTCGTAGAGCGGCACCGAGATGCCGAGTTCCAGGTTCATTGCCGCGGCACACCCGTGCTGTGGCTGGAGAGGCGCTCGTACCATCTGCTGTTGCAGGTCTCACTGGACGCGGAGCAGCGGGCGCCCGCCGTTGTGCAGCTTGGTACGCTGCTTCAATGGCAGCTGGAGCCGGTGGGCTATCTGGAGCAGGTGCTGGCTGACGTGCCGGAACCTGTTCTGTTGGATCGGGTGCTGCAGATGTTCGGGGGCGAGGTGCCTGAGGGCGCGCGATGTGGCCCCCACTAG